ATGATATCAACGCCAACGACTATTATTCTGAGTTTGCTATCGTCGTGACGCGTACACACACGTCATCAAGTTATTCATGGACTAGTGGAACCAGTCAGTTTAGCAGAGGGTCAATCGGCGAATGGCGCCTCTTCGGCACCCCCGCCCCATCAGCCCTCGAGGACGGACACCTGACATTGGGCAAAGCCCTCAGTGTCCCGAGGGTCTCCGCGCACGCCGCCGGGGTCGAGACTCCACGGGCGGAGTCCCTCGTGGTCCACTACGATACCACGATGGAATCGGTGGTCTCGGGGAGTACGGTGGTGGATATCTCTGGACAGGGGAATAATGGGACCCTCAATGGGGCTGTATATGATACGACGGAGCGGGCGTTGACGTTTGATGGGGTCAATGATTACGTGGTCACAGGTACCATAAATGGACCCATTAACCAATGGCCACATACAGTATCCGTGTGGTTTAAATTAGCTGAAGAGGAGACGGTAGAGAATTGGGACTATTTGATGCAGTTTGGTACAGACGTGGGTGGTAAAAGCACGATAATTGGAATTAGACTTGAAAATCTATCATTTGGTACATATGGTGATTCTAGAGTTTCATCTGGTATTAATCCTACACCCGGGGTGTGGTATCATATCGCGGCAGTTTATCCAGGTGGTGTATTATATGATAATGCAAAAATTTACGTAAATGGTGTCAACTATCCAGACAATGGTGGTGTGGACGATGAAACTTCACCACTTTCTTTTGCATCAGATTTGAATTATCTGGTAATAGGTGGTAGACAAGCATTAACAGATTCTTTCTTTAAAGGTTCCATCTCCAACTTCAAACTCTGGAACGTGGCCCTCACGGCCGAAGAGGTCGCCGCCGAGTACGCCCTCGGAAGAACCGGGAAGTCCATCAATCTCACCGATACGGCCCTGTGTTTGGGGGGCACGGTGCCGAGGGCACAGTTGGATGTGAGGGGCACCATACATGGTTCTGCCGGTCGATTCGGCGCAATTGACGAAGCCACGGGTGCCGATTATGGTACAACTAAAAGTGTAGTTTCTATTGCGACGGGCATGGTAGAAACAAACAATGTCATTCCACTAACTCTTTTCAGGGGTTCAAACGATACAACTACACCCGCTTTAGCGATATCGGTCTACAATAAACTCAGTGCGACGGTGGGTGATTATTGGAGAGCCATTGACTTTTTAACGGAAGACTTCCGTCAATGTGGTATAAATCTCATAAACTATAACACTGGTGGAACTGGTCAATATAACCTACCCGAAAGACGTAAAACTGGGCTTGGATTCACTGTGTCTGCCTCAGATGGTGAGTCTGTTCTCGAAAATGCACTATCGATCGCAGCCGGTGGCAACGTCGGGATTGGGACGAATAGTCCAAAGTCTAAACTTGATGTATATCAGGGTGCTAATATTAGCTTTGGTGGTACTACTGCAACTCTCGATGATTCACCAAGTCTCACCTTATCATCTTCCGATGCAAAGTGGGCCATTTTCATAAATTCAAATGACGATCTCATATTTACTGGTAAATCTGGGGCAACCGGAAGTTATACAGGGGTATCTGGTTTTGTTTTAGGTGGGAATAGAGACAAGCTTATGAATTTCACTGGACAGCACAGAACTTTCATCAAGGATATCCCATTTTCCCAAGCTGGGGACCTTGAAGGTCTTATTGTCTCGGCTGACCAGAGCAAATATATCAAAATGTCTGGCGGTATCCAAGCGGGGTCGAACGCCATCACGACGAATGAATCCCTTCCGGTGGTCTCCCTCTCCACAAAGGTGAACGACAAAAAATGTTTCGGTGTCATTTCAAAATCTGAAGACCCAGAAACTCGACAAGAGTTACACGGTAATTTTGGTTCAGTTTTCGAAAAAGAACTCGGCGACACTCGTGTCTACATCAACTCCGTCGGTGAAGGCGCCATGTGGGTCACGAATATCAACGGTCCCCTCGAGTCGGGCGATTACATCACGACGTCCAACGTCGCTGGGTATGGTCAGAGACAGGACGACGACGTGCTTCACAACTACACCGTGGCCAAGATTACGATGGATTGCGACTTTAACCCACCGAACATCCCGGTGCAACGCATCCTCAAGGAACTCTCCAACATCACATACTGGTACCAGTTGGAAAACGCCACCTCTAACAAATATGACCGCACCCAAGAGGAGACGTACTACACAGTGGACCGTCGTGTGGAGGTCCACGGACACGTCGACGAGCAATCCAATGTGTTCGTCGAACCCGCGCACGACCTGGAGTTGTACACGAGGACCCAAGAGAACACCGTCACCGAAGAGGTGTACAATGCCCTCCCAGAGGATGAACGGGTGCTCTACGACAGCAACACGTTCACGTACATCCAAGTCACCGAAATCAGCCCCGAGGTGTGGGCGGACCTCGACGAGGAAGAACAAAACACGTACACACACAAGTATTTCAACGTCTTCTTGGACGAGGTCCCTTCGGACACCCCTGGTGCGGTGGAACGCACGCGCACCGTTTACAAAAAGATTATCAACGAAACAAAGGTGGAACCGGCGAGACCGGAGGACTACCTCTCAGAGGTGCGTCAGGAATGGGTGAACGTCCTCGACGAACACGGACAGCTTCAGTGGGAAGACGTCCCGTGGGGTGAGACCGAGCCCGCCTACAAAATTAGATATCTCGACGCCGACGGCAACTTCACGACGAGGCACAACGCGGTGCATCGAGCCGCCTTCGTCGGTGTGACGTACCACTGTGGGTGATTTAAAAATTTAATTCTCATGTAATACTATAAAAGAAAGAAGATGTCTGGTGGAATCGCCCAACTCGTGGCCATCGGCCAACAAGACGCCCACATCGTCGGCAACCCCGAAATCAGCTTTTTCCGCAGCACGTTCAAACGACACATGAACTTTTCCCAATCCGTCGAACGTCAGGTCATCCAGGGCAACGTCACCGCCAATGGCATGTCCTCGGTGCGCATCGAGCGCAAGGGGGACCTCCTCTCGTACATGTATCTCCAACCCGTCAACAGCGCGGGCACCGAAGCCGACTCGAGCATCACGGACTGGACCACGGTCATCGACAAGGTTGAACTGCTCATCGGTGGTCAAGTCATCGACACCCAGGACTCCACGTTCACCTCGCTCATCGCCCCGAAGGTCTTGGCCCAAAACCTCTCCAAGTCCCGTCTCGGTGGTCTTTACGAAGGCGGCACCGCCTCTGGTTTCTACCCGCTCCGATTCTTCTTCTGTGAGTCGTGGCAAAACGCCCTCCCCTTGGTCTCCCTCTCCTACCACGACGTGGAGTTGCGCATCACGTGGGGTGGCAGTGCGGCCAACTACAAGTGGGAGTGCTACGCCAACTTTGCGTACGTCGACACCCAGGAGCGCGAGTTCTTCGCGAGCCAGCCGCAACAAATCATCATTCACCAAGTGCAAAAGGCGGTCGCCTCCGGTCAAAAGGTTCAGGAACTCAACCTGAACCACCCGGTGAAGTGCCTGGTCGCCGGGAAGGATGGCGACATGGCCATCCTCGCCGCTAACAACAAGTTGAAGCTTCAAATCAACGGCACCGACGTCGCCGACTACAAGTGGGCGCACCCGAACTTCAGCACGGTCACGAGCTACTACCACACGTCTCACGCGGACGTCGACACGCCGAAGGGTCTCTTCTTGTACCCGTTCTGCTTGGACGTCAGCAAGGCGCAGCCGACGGGTTCTTTGAACTTCTCCAGGTTGGACAGCGCGCGCATCGTGAACGACACGGCCAACTCGGACGACAACATCTACGCCATCAACTACAACATCCTCAAGTTGGAGAACGGTATGGGTGGCCTACTTTATTCTAACTAAATAGTAGTAGTAGTAATGTGGACCACTGTTATGCTCCTCGCAATCGCCTTCGTGCTCACGTACGATCCGAAATCCAGGACGCTTGAAAAAATCGTAGAATCCCCAGCCCGGCCCACCGACCGGGAGAGTCAGGACGTGTACTTCCAAAAGTTGCAGTTCGGGGAACTTAAAAATTAGAACAGTTTTTATACCAACTACAATGATTCCCATTGATAGACAAACGCTCACCCTCCTCGCCGTCATCGTGTGCATGGCCGGTCTCGTGGTCATGTTCCGCGAACTCAAGTCCGCCAAGGAAGACGTCGAAGGACTCAAAGGTTTTTCTATGAACGTGATGAAGCACATGCAACCCGCACCGGCACCGGAACCGGCACCCGCGCCCGTGGCGGTGGCCGCCCCCGCATCGGAGCCCTCCAAAGAAAATTCCACCGATAATAGTAAGATTGCCAATGTGCAACAATGAAAAAGTACAAGGCCATAGCCGTACCAGTATCATTCGTGGACGAGAAACCTAGATTTCTCACGGTGAGGGACCGGAGGTTTAAAGATTGGATTTTCGTCACGGGTGGGTGCAGGCGGAAAGAAATCTTTAACCCCCTCCGATGTGCTCTCAGGGAATTAGAGGAGGAGACCAGAGGTGTGGTGTCCCTGAAGACGGGGGAGTACACGGATTACGTTTTCACAGTTAAAGAGAGTCCACAGGTGGACCTCGTGTATCACGTGTTCGTGTTCTTCGTGAGTTGGACCAGGGGGGAACAACAGCAGTTGTTGCGCCGGTTCAACGAGGAAAAGCAAAAGACAAACCTTAAAAAAATCAATAAACAACCCTACAAGAAGACCTACGACGAGAACGATTACATGGCGTTCGACACCCTCTCGGAGTTCAACGCCAAGAAGAACTGGGGACTCATCACCACGAACGTCGTGAAGAACCCGGAGTTTTACAGTTGCATGACTTCTTTACATAGAAAAAAGTTTTCGATAAAGTAGATGAAGTCTAAGAACTACATTTTAATGCAAATCAAAGAGTTATACACCGGGAAGTTGGGATGGTACGAGTACCAGGCCGACCGTGAACTAGAAAAACTCAAAGAAAAAACAGTCTATGAACTTCTCGTAATCAAGAAGCAGTTGGCGGAATCAAAGGATGGCCCCGACATGCGCTGTCTCCACTGGTTTAGAGATGACACGCGGTTTGATTAGTAGAGCATGTTTCGCCAATGGTGTGCCCAGGAAGGGCTCACACACTCACGCAATTTGTCGCATGTGTTGATGGACGGGGGATGTCTCAGCGTACCATTCGACAAATTGAGTGCGTTCAACGAACGCTACGTCGACGCGTGTCAGAGGGGGGAGAAGGTCTTCGTCGTCGAACAGAAGACGTCGGTGTACAACTTCTTCTGCGACATCGACTATAAAGACGTCGAACCCCTGACGTTGGAGGAGATTCAGGACGTGTGCAAAATCATATGCGACAAAGTCCGTCGCTACGGTGGGGGGCGGTGCCTGGTGAGCGTGGCCGAACCCAAACGCGTCGATGCCGATAGATACAAAACCGGGGTGCACCTCAACTGGCCAGGGATGGTCGTGGACCAGACGTCCGCGGTGGCCCTCAGAGAACACATCCTCGTCGTCCTCTACACCGCCAAAGGTGGGGTCGACTGGAACGAAGTCATCGACAGTTCAGTGTACGGCGACCTCGAGCGAGGGTCCAGGGGGAGTGGGTTCCGCCTCCCCTGGTCCCACAAAAAGGCCAAGTGCACGTCGTGTCAGGGCAAGGGGTGCGACGAGTGTGGACACGAGGGGAAGATGACCCAAGGGATGTACCTCCCCGTATTCACCTACGACGAGGGGAAGGTGGTCCCCGTGGACCCATCGCCCACGGTGGAACTCCTGGAGATGGCCACCGTGAGAACCCATCTCGACACGGCCAACACCCGCGTGGAACCACCGGCCAAGGCCATCAAGGAGGGGGCGTTCACCAAGTTGCAGACCAAGGATGAGTTAGATGACATAGAGGTTCGAGCGACCTTGGAGATGTTCATACAGAGGAACATGGAGGGTCAAGGTGGGGCCAGGGTCACGAGGATTTTTAAATATAAAACGACCTATCTCGTGTCCACGACGTCGAGGTACTGCGAAAACCTCGGAAGGGAGCACGGCTCCAATCACGTGTGGTTCTACGTCAACGGCAACAACATCGCACAGAAATGTTTCTGTCGGTGCGAAACAGTGAGGGAACGGAGGGATGGGTTCTGTCGAGACTTCGTGGGGAAGAGGTACATGATTACCCCACAGCTGTTCAAGATGCTCTACCCCGACGGCGTTGCCCTGTGTCGACCCGCGTCCCCGGCGGCACCACCACCCAAGTCCGAGGACGTCGTGGAGACCGCAGCGTTCGAGACGTTCATACGAAGGTATTTCACTGGACACGAAGAGACGAGGGTCATTCGTGTACAGAAGAATAAAATTTTTACAAACAGTAATTTTTGCCCCAATGTGGGGAAAGAACACGGTCAAATGTGTTTCGTCGTGGATAAAAAGGGGTTCATGACACTCGGGTGTCCCTGTAAATCCAAAAAAAGTGTCAAGGTTTTACCATCCATGTTCAAAAGCTTAAACAAATGACGCCGTTAGTTATACAAAATGACCACGCGATACGGACGAGTCATCAAGCAGCCCAAGGCTGTGTACGTGCCCGAACAAGTCGAGCTGGAGGACGACTATAGCGAGGACGAGTACGACAGCGATTACTCGTGTAGCGATGACATCCCCACGGACCAGGAAGGGGGCTCCGACGAGGAAGACGACGAGGACGACGACGACGACGATGGGAGTCTCAAAGACTTCGTCGTATCGGATTCAGAGGAAACTGACTTTTCAGACAGCGAGGAGAGCACGACTTAAAAAAATCAGACGTTTGTTGTAATAATGGAGACGGACATCGGCAATCCTATTGAATATAACCCACAGATACACGACGACGAAGATGAACAGCAGCAGCACCAGCCACGACACGAAGAACCCATGATGCATCACTACTACATGCCACCACCTCCGTCCATCCATGGTGGTGGTGGTGGTGATAAGTTAGATTTCACGAACTTGGACAAGAACACGTACATCGTGATGTTCATCGCGTTCATAGTTGGGTTCTTCATGGGCAAGACCATGCAACCCGTCATCCTACGAGCCATGTAATATCAAATCAGTAAATACGTCTATAATGCACCAGTTCCGAATTCGCATCGAACGCGTCCGACGCCGTCCAGTACCACGGGGGCGTACTTTCAGGGGTGGAGTTCCCCATGAGCTTAGGAGTCCCATACGCAAAATAAAACACGATCACGAGCGCGATGGTCACGATGTTTAAGATGATACTTAACATTGTATATATTTAGGTGATATTAAAAAAATCTACTCAGTCTTCGGTTCGGGCTCGGCCTCGGCCTCAGCCTTCTTGCGCGCGGCTTGGCGCTCCTCGAGCTCCTTGGCGACGATTTCATCAGCCTCCTTGACGAGTTCCTCCATGGGTGCGTCTGGTTTCTCCTTCTGAAGTTCAGCGAGGACTTCGGCCGGGTGTCGCACCGGGGCTTCGTCAGGTTTCGAGTAGAACTTGCTGTTCTCGTCGCCCGGAACGAAGTGGTTCGTACCCTCGAGCATCCCGCGCTTACGTTCTTCGAACATCTTCGCCGCCGCGGCTTGAGATTCTCTGTACCCCGCCATGATTTCTTCGAGTCGTTCATTCTGGTAGTGCACGTCCTCAATCTTCGAGTCATCCGGTGGGATGAGAATCCATTTGTACATGTCCACCACGTAGATGTTGAAGGACGCGTCCTCCTTTTGTAAACGCTTGGCGTGAGACGCGGCTTCATCGCGCGTGGCGAAACATCCACGAATCTTAATGCCAAACTTGTCAGATTTCTGCGGAGCCTCCGGTCCGACGATGGAGAGGCACGCGTAGACTTGACCCGGGACGGTGAGGTAATCTTGTTCGAGGAGGGACATGATGTATGTTTTCTACTCAATGAACGACACTAAACTTTAACTACGTTTAACATGTGTGTTGGGACTTTATTGATGAAGCGTCGAAGCATGGGTGCGTAATCACGTGGTCTGTACCCATACTTATTAGACACAAGGAGGACCAATCTGTTTTCGTACAGGTTTTTCAATTCCTCATCGGACTCCTGGTCGATGGCGCGTTTGAGTACACGCGCGCGGTCCATGTCCTTCGCCGTGAACTCACCGAGACTCTTCATGTTCTGTATGGGCCACGCGTTGGGAAGACCCGTGTATTTCGTGAGCGACCTCTTCGTGGGGAACAGGTTGAAAAATGTGTCGTGGTGGCGTTTCAGTTTACCACGCGCGAAATCGTCCAAGACCTTGGTGTCGAAAAATTCTTGGTTCCACGATTTCGTTCGTAAACGCATCATTTTCGCAAGGATTGGGATTCGGTCACCGTACGATTTGATGTGATAGGGTTCGAAAGGTTTCTGCGTGAACGGCGCACGACTGACCTTTTTGAGCATCTCTCGTTCGTACACGTACTTCACCTGACCGCTCACCAGTTCGGTGAGGAGGAACACTTTGTTTTTTATTTTCGCGTTCGTCGTGGGTTGGACGGTCTTGTTGATGTATACCACGTTGTTGCCATTACGTTTCGTCGTTCGAGGGGACGGGGAACCGTAGCGCGCGCGCAGGGTTTCCATGTTTACGTTTGTGCGAGGACGTCTCACGGGTGAGGTGGGACCACCCAACCATTCCAATTCCTGTGTGGTGAGGTTCCGCCCCAACGCCTCACGGAAGGTAAGTTCGGGATTTTCCATTCTTTCTATTTGTGCGTTCGTGAGGTTTGGAAGTCTGAGGGATGTACGGATGTCATTGAAAAACTGCACTCGCGTCCGACTCATATTAAACAACAACATAAATTTTCA